TAATAAACAAATTGGAAACCAGAAAAAGCAACTTGGTAGATGAGTTACATTGGAAAACAATAAATCATATAATAGAAAACAACGATTTCATTTTTTACGGAAATATTAAAAGCCACAATATAGTAAAGAATGGAAAAAATCGTACGTTAAATCGTGATATAAACAACTTGAAGTTTTATAAGTTCAAGGAACGTTTGTTATTCAAGGCATTAGAACATGGTTGCAAAGTTCACTTGGTGAATGAAGCACATACAACAAAAACATGTAGTTTCTGTGGTTGTATAAATGATGTTGGTGCGTCAAAGATATTCAAGTGCAAGCAATGCAACCACGTAGTTGGAAGAGACGTGAATGCCGGAAAGAATATTTTGATGAAAGGAATAATAACAAATTTATAAAAAAAAGGGTCGGATGCGTTCAAATGCCGACGTTAAATAAGATTCCAACTAACCCTACGAAAGTCAGTTTGCTGAACTTCGTTACTAAAGTATGCTAAACCGCGTGTCAGTTTAGTAGGGTTTAGTAGGGATAATTGAACGGCCGTCAGAAACCACAATAAGTCTATCGGGTTAGACAAGCGGGCTAACAAAGAAGAAGCCACGACGGCTATTAGAGAGAGGAGATAAGATTAGTCACGCGAAGTTGGGTTAGAGATGATTACAAAAAACAGAAAAATCGAGAAAGAACGGCAAACCATCCGTTTTTTTCTTTTGGTTCCGTTTCATTCTCTTCACTGATTGTCTGTAGTCCAACTACGTCGAACGCGCTATATTGTCCCTCTAAATCGTCTAGCATAAGTTGCGGTTTCAGTTTTTTACGCGCATTCATAATCATTATTATATAGACCTATTATATATAATAATGCCAAGTAAAACTAAAAAGAATCGAAAGCCCGTCGCCGACTACATCGTGGCGATTCCGTCATATAATCGACCAGACATATTACCCGAAAAAACGTTAAAGACCTTGTCAGACGGCGGTGTCCCGGCGAATCGCATACATATTTTCGTAGCGAACAAAGTTGAGGAGAAGAGGTATTTAGACGCGGTGCCTAAAAATCTCTATGGTAAAATCGTTGTCGGTAAAATCGGCATCACTGCACAGCGTAAATTCATAATCAAATATTATCCCGAAGGCCAGGCGATTGTATCCGTCGATGATGATGTAGAGGGTGTCTATAAAAAGAAGTCGGACAAGGAACTCGCTAAAGTCACGGATGTCCATAAATTCTTCACGGAAGCATTCGCAAAGACGCGCGGCGAGGGTCTCTATATTTGGGGTATTTATCCCGTCCAGAATCCGTTTTTCATGAAAGATACCGTGACGACTGACCTGAAGTTCATAATCGGCACGCTCTATGGGTATATTAATCGTAAGACGAACACGGTCCAGCCATCATCGCTCATCAAGGAAAAAGAGGATTACGAGCAGAGCATCAAGTATTTTATAAAAGATGGCGGCGTGGTCCGGTATAATAATATGACGATAAAGGCGAAGAAACACTCGGCTGGCGGGCTAGGTGAGACGGCGGGGCGGCTAGAGGCGAACAAATTCGCGGCGGACTACTTGGCGAAGACCTATCCCGATTATGTGAGTGTTTTCCATCGCGATAATGGGATGACGGAGGTGCGGATGGCACGGATAAAGCGTCAAATCGTTTCATAAAACGTCTCGATAGCCCGCAGGAATGTCGGCGCATCATCGAACGCAATAATGCGTTTGGACCGGATGAACGCTATCGCGGACTCCGGTGTCATTTGGTGGTATCGTATTAAATAGCACGCGACAACAGCACACGACCTCTGTATCCCAGCATAACAATGGACGAGAACCGTCCGTTTTTTGGATAGCGCGACATGTATCAGCTCGAGAACATTTGTCTCGCGTAAATGTTTTATCAAATTATCGCATTCCGATTCGTCGTCGTCGATTGGAACACGGATAGAACCGGACACGCCGGCCAAACTCTTGGTGCAATTCACAATAACCGCGAAAATGCCCTTGTGTATCAGCGCGCTCGCACTGCCGACATATAGGTTTTTGACGATTTCGTTATATGAAGACATGTACATATATATATGTACATGTCTTGTTTCTATTTCTTTTTAGTATATTTCCGAATTGTCTTATTGTGACGTTCATAGAACCGACGCGGCTTATTCTTGGTTCGGAACCAGAGCTTATACCGAAGATAACATACAATCGATAGTCTCTTTGCACCTTTATCGATCGGTTTCATCGGCAAATTGCCGTGCCATTCATGGACATCCATGAAAATAATGTCACCAGTTCTCACATCGACACCGATCCCATATTGAGGGAAACATGTCTCGGCGCCATCGTATGCGCCCTTTTCAATTACGGCTAGATTCCCGAATCCCTCCATGTCATCGCCCTTGTCTTTGTGAATCGCTGTTCGGAAATTGACGTTGGTCGTTATGGTCGTGAATGATGTGTCGGCGACCTTGAAAAACGTCTGTTTCGCCTTTTTGTTCTGGCGCTCGAAATGTTCCGGTGTGTATTTTTTATATAAGGTATTGATTTCTCGCACTAGCGGAATCAGTTTCTCGAATTTTTCCGGATAGTCACGATTGAAGCGGCATTCGCGGACCTCCAGCGGCGCCTTAATCCCCGCCTTCTTGAAAGAAATTTTATAGTTCGGCGGGAACCTGTCGAAATAGCCGATAATATTCGACATAATCTTCGGATTATCATATACGTTTTTCGATTTACTCCCACTGGTGCTTCCACGATTTGACGTGGGCGTTTCGGCGAAATCAATGACATTCTCGTAGAATTGCTCGGCATTGTCTTTGGTCAGCGCGCCCTTGCGAAATCGAAGCAGCAGCTTACCCTCTGTCGTAAATACGTCGGCGTCATCCTTGATTATGAAATCGATCATCGACGGGCTCACGAATTTGTTCCCTAAATTGTCGGCATGAGCATCATCCATGCGTTTATCTACAGTGTATACGGTTAGCGATCCCTTTTTCTCGGTTTTAGTTACTGGCATCCTGTCTATTTATAGTACGGTTACATAAAATGTTTGAACTCCAGCTGTTTGAAATCGCGGTCACTCTGTTGTGGCATACTTAGCGGGACCACTAAACTGCTCTGGTCTTGGCGATAGCGCTCGTATCCGACTGCCTCATTGAAAACTGACGGCACACAATAATCGAGAACCGTTTTATTGAGGCGCTCTACCTCCTTTGTCACGTTATTCGGATCGTGCTCGGCATACTGGAGATAGATGCTGCGCATGATTATCTTGAGATTGTCGATGTTCTGATTTGGTATAATATATTTCTGTTCGGACATCTCATACACGCCGGCACGCATTCCGTTCTGTAGGATTTGAATATTGCCAGCAGAGAAATAGACTTGGGATAGAACATTATCCTCGAGAATACCCGACACGGCGCCGCGATAATCGGTGGCGACATTCGCTTTGTGGATTTTCTCGGCCATCTTGAATTGAATTGTCATGTCCGGAGGTTGCATAATATTCACCCGTCCATTGTATCTCTCTAAATCTAAAATTTGTTGGGATGACATCTATATACTCTTGAATTAGAAATTATAAAGTATTTAGTAATTATATATGGAGGGTTTTTATATTGCCGTGCTATCAATTGCGACTATTATTTTAATGCTGATACTTACGACGATTGGGGTTGCCATGCGCAAGGGCAATGCCGATGTTGCATGGCCGCCGGGGGACGCGGCAAAATGCCCGATTGGATGGGAGGCGGGCACTACGCCGACCCAATGCAGGATACCAGATGCATCGTTAATTAGTGGTGAAATATATAGTACTTATAGTAATGCAACTCCACCGGTTCCATTGGAACCTGGTTATACAGAAAATACAGGAACTGCCGATGCCGATTGGACAATTGATTCAATTGCGGCAGCTAGTGTTGTCAAAGAAAGCGCCGCTAGTACTTTCACAGTAACTGTAACGGACGAGATTCAGGCGAGAGCATTTACACAATATCGACCAATAAGAATCGGGACTGTCGATGCCGGACAAATAACAAGTGTCCCTACAAAATCAACAGACCTGGCAAAATATACAACAACTACCGCCGGATTAATTGTGAGCAGTTTGTATAACGTATATACGTCATACAGCGACGCAGTCAATCGTTCGAATTCAGTTGGAACAGGGACAACTGCATCGACATATTCGTTGGATGCAATCGTGCTTACCTTCGATAAAAAACCAACGGTCGCCCTAAGCACATCTATATATGTTGTGAAGTCTGCTGATGTTGCTGCGGTTGCTAGCGCTGCTAATACAATACAATTAACTGGTACTTATGTCGAAGAAAAGAAAAAAATTTCATTTACTGCAACTGGACCTACCGCCACGGGCGCAATATACTTCAAAAAAGCGTATTTCGATTTTAATGATGCGACATACACGCGTTGTGGCAAAAAGGTTTTCGCGAAAAAATTCAATCTTACATGGGACGGCGTTTCCGAATATAACAAATGCTAGAAACCAAAATATTTAGTAATTATATATGGAGGCGTATCATAAAATCGTATTGGCGGTCGCCGCATCTGTATTATTATTATATCTATTGACCGTTGGATTTATGATGCGGCGCGATGATTCGGCGGTGCCTTGGCCGCCCGTGGCGGGACGATGCCCGGATGGTTGGAAAGAGGATGCAACCATATTGAGTAAATGCTCCGTGCCGGCGAACTCGACTGTATTTGGCAATACGAAATTAACAATACAACAATATACATTCGTTACAAGTAAGTCGTCAGAGAAAAACAAACTCAAAGTAACCGCTGAACAGCTCGCTATATTTAATAAGACAGGCATAGCTATAGCGTCAGGTGAGTTCCCTACAGACATGCGGAAGGGCGATTCGATCAAGATCTCGGACAAAACCTATAAAATATTGGCGATTGGCGATAGATCAAAAATAAAATCTGGAACTATTTTTAAACCAACATATTATTGGGCATTCAAAGAGAGAACCGGCGGGGGTAACCTCGTGATACTTGATGATACAAATAGCACTTTAACCCAAAGCAACACATCACAAACATATACAAGATCCACGATTTCGTTTGGTCATATGACCCCATGCGAAAAGAAAAACTGGGTGAAAAATTATAAAGGGCTTCAATGGGACGGTATTTCCAACTATAATAAATGCAAGTTTTAATTATTTATGTAACAAACCATAAATAATTATTTGGAAAACTTCTCGACTTTCGGCGGTTCTCCATATATATATTCCATCTTTGCGAGTGCAACCTCATATTGATAGAGCGTATCGGTCTCCTCGTCCATTTCGCAAACTTCGAACCGGAGTCGGTCCATATTCGCCAGTTCTGGTGTCAGTTCATTCACGTAGATATCGAGCGCCGCTTTCAGTAGAACTCGGTTCTCCGTTTTCTCGTATTCTTCGAGCGTGGTCTTCATGCGACGTTTCATTTCATGAACGACCGCGGCTTTCTGTAAAATCAGTTCGCGTTTATGCGGATTGTTATATAGTTCGTCATGGCGTTTCAGGGCAGCCGAATATAGAACATTACTATCATTGAAGGATTCCAGCTCCTTTTTGAATAGACTCGCCGACTTATCCTCCGACACATAATTGAATAGGGTGTCCAGCTTCAGCTTGATAATGCGCTCCTTTGCTTTATCGTTGTCTGTCTTCATTACGCGTAACAGTTCCTCATTTAGAACCGAATTTCCACGGACCAGTTTGATATCGAGCCCGCATGGGTTGTCACGATCGCCACATATCGCGACATGTCCATTTGCATTCACCGAGAAAATAGTGCCAACCGGACGCTTACAGCTGACACACTTGCCTTTGACCCGGGACGCGAATTTTGGACGTTTCTCATATTCCGCCCTACGCCGCTTCAATAAATCCGTCTCGTATTTCGCCTTTAATTTATAGAATGCGCTCAGTCCATCCATGTAGGCCACCTTCCTCCCAACGTCCTTTTGTTCGACCTCACTCACATTGGCCGGTATCGGGTTGTTGTTCGATACGAAATCGTGTATATCGTCCGGTAAATTATCAATGATAATAATGGGATTATTCGAGCAATGTACCGTCTTCAGTTTTTTCAGGCCACGTAGGTCGAGACGTTTCAAGTCGTTGTTGTCACAATAAATGGCGACGATGCCTATCGGTATGTTGGAAAATTCCGTTATGCCATTGTCCTCACAGTGGATTTCCTCTAAATGTGGCACTTTAGCGAAATCAAATGTGGTGAGGAAGTTTCGCGAAAAATCCAAATATAGGAGTGAGTTAGGTAAATCGGGCAACTCGACCAATAGATTGTCATCGCATATGAGTTTGCTGATGCCATTCGGAACATTGATAATGCTCGTGATTTTGCCTTTACCGAAAGTGATCGAGCGAAGCCTGCCCGCCTTGATAACAGACAGGTCGAGACTACCACTTAGCGGCGCATCGATTTTGAGTTCTACAGTGTCTGTTTTCAAACCTTCTAAAATAGTGACGAGAGACGCCTGAGCGGTATTGTCATCTCGTATGATATCTTCTCTTTGTGTCTGGATAATGTCCATCTCAATATACAGTAGAATAATATTTTATGTATATGGAAGGTCGGTAATTGTCGATTTATAGTAGCGTATTTTAGATAGAACATACTCTTGCTCCTTTCGCATTTTCTCGGCTTCCTCGTATGGCGTCAATTTGCGCTTCTTACACAAATACAATGTGATACCGACCACGCTAAATAATATAATGAACCCGATGGAATTATAGAGCCACCCGTAAATGACATCCTTTGTCTCATGACATTTATGTAGCGTGTTATATAAGTAATTCTGGACATTTGGTTCGATCAATCTTGGTAAATCCATGCTATAATGTATTCCATTAGAATAATATTTCTATATGAATATAATATAGTATGGCACCACCAAAAAACAAGGTAGACACGAGAAAACAGAAGGAGATAGACAGTATAATTACATTGCGAAATAAAGAGATTCGTAACGTACTGAGTGGAAAGCCGAGGATAACTGCCGCCGTAAAGACTGCTCCAAAGAGCACGCTGATGAAAGCACTCATCGCGAGCGCGCCTATTCTGTTCATCGGCACGATTTACGTGTTTCATGGTATGTTGTCAATTGGATCCACTACAAATACCATGTCCCAGTATTCGTATAGATTAGTTTTGTTCTCGATCATATATGGCGCAATTGCGATAGGATTACATGCTCTGTTGTTGAGCTTAACGATTGACAAAAATAATGTGGTGACCGCTCTAAGCAGTCTGGTGCCCGTTATCGCGACGCTTCTATTACTTCGCAGTTACCCAGAAATGACTGCTCCGATTGACAATACACTTGGTTATTCTATTACAAATGCGACAACATTCTCCCATAAAAATCCGATGTCGAAGTTCGGAAGCACCTTGTTTCCGGTCGAGACACTGAACAAGTTGGGCGAAAATGTTAGAATACCATTTGATTGGCTACTTACGACATTCGAATTGAACAATATAGAATCTATATTGGAAAAATTAAAATCCAAGGCGGATGTAAGCACACTCCCTTCACAATCAGGAATCGTTCCGGATTTCTATATTGATTTGAATAAAGGCACCGAAGAATATGACGTGTTTAAAAAACAGTTAATAGATATGATAAAAGCTAAACATTCCGTTGGTCATATGGTAGTTACTTTAATTGCTTGTACCGCCGGAATTGCTATGTCGCTGGCGATTTCAATGAACGCTAAATAAGCAAAACTGCCAAATATGAGAAGATAGCAAGTATTATAGCGACTACCCATATAGGAATGACCGTTTTATGCTTATATCCAACCCCGAACTGCCTAAATCCGCCTTCTTTCGTATACATGAGCATAGGTTTATAGACATGAATCACCGCAAATAATGCTAAGAAAATCACGATTGCTATATTCACTCGATTCAGTCGTATAAATTTCTTTGTAATAAACATCCCTTATAAAATTATGTGTTATAATATAATTTTACAATTTTTCACTAAACGTCGCCGAATTCGGTTTCATCTTCGCGATGATCACCATAGAAATCGCCGTCCATGTAATCCTCTCCGAATTGTTCGATTCCACCTTCTTCCTCCTCTTTCTCCTCTTCATCTTCCTCATCTTCTTCGCCGTCGGCTACCATTTCAGCGCGTTCGCGTTCGAACATTTGTTTGTCGTATCGGAAGAGTCCCTTCTGCATGCCAACATTCCACCTGCCCATCTTGTATTTCTTGAACTGGTCCTCTATTGCGCGCTCGTCCTTGCTCATTTCCCCTAAATACTGGACGATTTTCTGCTTCTCGACGTTCTTCTCCTTACGTATTCGTTTGGAGATTTCATCATAGGGTATGGCCAATTCTTTGTTCTCCATTTCCATATGGAAAAACGACATTAGCAATTTGGCAGTTCGCGTTTTCAGTTCCGCTTCATTACCTATGCGAATGTCTACCTCTTTCATAGCATCGTCGTCCTCCTCCTCTTCATCATCCAGTCCAGTTACTAAATCGGATTCGTTTTGTTTCATTTGTGCACGGCGTTGTGTTTTTTTGTTCTCGACCTCCATAGTAAGTAGCGAATCGTTACTGGCGCATACGATATATTCGTATATAGCAGAATACCACAAATACACATACATCATATTGATCGACAAACTGTCAAACAGCGAATAGTATGTAATGCCCCCTTTCACTAACGGTTTATACATAGGTAGCTCTTTCGTAAGTAAATATATATCGGCAGCACGAGAGTCTACCTCTTTCAGTAAGTCCGACATTATATTGTCACCGGAATATTCTTTTATACCGAACCAAGTCCTCTCAATCATCTTCTTCAAGTCCGAGTAGTGCGGTTTTGCGAAATCCCAGCTCACTGGTAAATGGCGGAATGATGCTCCGTTAGCGATCATTGTAGGAAATGCCTTCGTCATAAAATATACGGAATTTCGTATATAATCAATCGAATCGGACGTGGTCAAGAATTTATTCAGGTCTGAATATCTTCTATCGGAGAGATTACCGTAATCGTTCATGAATTCCAGAATGCGATTCAGCATGGTTTGATTGGACGTATCGAGATAGTTCTTGAAGTTCGTTAGCGCCGGTCGCTCTTCGGCAACCATGACTTTCGGATCATACGAAGACATTACCTCGCGTAGATGGTATCTCATCTTCTCTTCTATTGCGGGCGAATCGTTCGTGTCGAATTTATCCAGTATATCGAACATGACATCGACTTGCGTAAATTCCGCCGATTTGGACAATATAACCTTATTCTTTTGTCTTACCAGAGACATCAGGTGTTCAAAATCAGCCATTGTTTTGCGCTTACCGTTCTTTTTCAGCCATTCGATTTGCTCACCCAGTGTAACATTCGCAGGGAATCCGATGGGTTTATCGGGGCTCACCGATAAGTATTCTTCGGGTATTGGCTGATCATTTGCGAAATTACAATAATAAATATACACGGCATATATGTCATTTTCCGATATGGTTTCTGATACAATCGCGCGTATCGTGGCCGTCGACTCGTTATGAAATAAGGTAGACGCTTTGGCATACTTCGCTGCCTCCAAACTGAATTCGCTCAGGGCTTTCGACACGAAATCATACTGTTTTATGAGAACGTCGATGCTGGCAAAATAATCGATGGGTTTCAGAATCGGCGAATCGTTACAGCATGCGTTTTCGAGGTATGGTCCTCCACTCGCCGTTTTGAGTAGTTGATCTTTTTTATGGACAATTTTATTAATCAATTCAATAATACCATACGCGTATTTCACGCATCTACTGTGTATTAGCGACAGGTTCTCCCTTTGGTCTTTGTGTCCAGACCTCATCATCTCTAAAAGGTCACGTTCGAAATCTTTGGAAACGGTCTGGATAGGTCCCGTCGTGAATGAAACGACGGGCGGCAAGAATGACAACCATTTGGATACGCTATGTTCTTCTGGGACGACTTCCGTCCCGCGTTGTGCTCGTTTTTTATTATATAGATCAGTAATGTCTGGTCTATCCAGTTCTTTCAATGTTTCGACTATTTTGGATACATATGCTTCGAGATTGAGCTTCTCGATCGAATTCCAGGGCGCCGTACTGCTCTTCATTTTATTGAGAACGCAGGCAATATAATTGATACCAGTCTTATCTTCAATGCCGCTCTCGAGTGGATACCCACTGAACGACCGAAAACAGCCAGGAAATGTTTTCTTGATACGGAACGACGGAACGGCGGTTTGTATGGATATCAGCAGGGCCGACGATAGGTACCAAAACATGAGGCGGTCGCTGTGAATATCAAACGCAATCGGATATACGCCCTTCTTCTTGAACATAAGGTTAGACCTCTCTTCATATTTGGCTTTCGCGGTTGCATTCGTGCTCTTATCCAGGAGTTCGAGAGTCGTCCGCATAACGAAATCCTGAACAGCAAGCGTTTCAATGCCGACGTTCTCGCAAATGGCATCTAGCACGTTATAAACCATTTCGTTTTTCTTGTTCTCGAAGACGGGTTTCTGTTTTATAACGAACATGTCCCCGAGTTTCGATCCCAAATCCTTTTCCATTACGGCATTCGTGACAACACGGAATCCCTGTTCATTGAATCCCTCCTCCGCCACGAAATCGATCTTACGTAGGATGCGTCCGCTATATTTATCCACTATCGAGTCGCCATCATCACTGAGAACGCCCTGTTTTGCGCATATTTCGTCAAGTTTTGTGGCATAATCGGTATCCAAGACAAATGCGCGAGCAAGTTCGCTGAGACACATCGGCATCAATTTCGCATTGGTTTCTTTACAATACAACCAGAATCGGTTCTCTCCCAAATCATCCAATGGTTCGCGACAGAACATCTCCGAGAACTTGAGCGTATCGCTTTGTTTTTTTAAAAAATCGTCTTGTGCCAAAATCAAATCGAGCAATTGTAGGTTCGGCGAAATAACCGTATCCTCGATAACTGCAGTATTACCGAGAGCATAAGCAAAGTTATTGAAACGGTTTGCTTTAATGGACTTCAACGCAATGTCGCGACTAACACGCTTGAAATCGGAGGTAAGCACCTGTTTGATGGTTTTATCCAATTGTTCGATCGACGTTTCCACGCGCTTCTCGAATTCTTTTACTAATCTAGCTTTATTTAGATCATTCATTCTAGCGAGCATTGTTTTATCAGATTCGCACACCATGTTGCTCTCGTTTTTTATACAACCCGATCGTATATTACAGAACAACGTGTTTGTATCGACCAACAGGTCCGCGGTCATAGAAGTATCGCGAACCCAGTGATCTTTGACTCTATGGAAATATCCATCCGGGTCCAAGACGGCGTATTCGCCCTCACTCACCGGTTTTTTACCGGCGACCAATATTCGCGCCATTTCTTGTGCGTAATTCGATTCGACACTGTGTTTTTGAATCAGGGCGTCTACCAGGAACTCCATAAAGGCTTTCGGTTCCATCGCCTTCTTTTCCTTCGAATACTGTCCCATAATGTGGTATGGCGTATCGTCCATTTCTTTATCATAGAACACCTCGTCTTTTCCGTTGTCCAGCTGTAATTCTTTCATATTGGCGTATCGCTTTGCCAAGTATCGGCGAACACAGTCTTTCGGCTTTATCTGCTCGAGAGCAGTGATATCCTCGATTTTCGCCGGCTCAAACATCGCCAATAAGTCCGCCGGATTTGTCAGTGTCTTCAGAGAGAGTGTTATAATTATATCAGATAGAAGACGACCGCTATCCTTTTCGATAACATCGCTGAGAACCTCCGCGGTTCTGTCTTTACTATAATCGCGTTTATATCCATCCTTGAACATATTGAGAAATGTCTTGTGTTCGTCTGTATTATTCAGAATATATTCGATCTGGTTCGTAGGCTCATTCGTTTCGAATTTCATTTCACGTAGAGACTTGAATCGCTGAGACATCTCTCCGTATTTTTTTTGATATTCTTTGATCTGATCATTCATAAACAGTTTGATAACGTTGTAATGCTTGAGAGACACGTCATCCGAATATATTCCAAATGGTTCGAGTTCACTAACAACGGACAATAGAGACATTTTGTTCCGAATGTTCTTCCCCATTATTTTTATAAGTCCGCTTGTGTCGGGTATGATCGTATTAAGAAATTTCGACATTTTATCGGGTTCGTTCTCCAATGGTTCGTCCAACTGAAATTCACGAATAGTCGAAAAATCATACTCGATTTCCTTGGACAAATCGTCGACAATATACGTATTCACACGAGTTTTATTTTTCAATAATCTGAATAGTGATATGTAATTATGATGTAGCCCGACGCGAGTGGCAATGTCAGTGCTTGGTCTATCTATTTTCGAGAACTTGATAATCGACTCAGGCATAACCATCGCGGATTTTACTGTCATTTTATCATTCGGTGTCATCGGGCTGCGTATGAAGACAGTTTTACCGGACTTTAATAAATGAGTATCCTTTTTTGTGAGTCCCAGATTGTAGCGCTGTATTACGAACCTACAACGTTTTGCGTTAGATACCGTGCTATAAAACTCACCCAGATTATCGACAATTACATCTAGATCCGCAAGTATTTCCTGTTGGTTTATTAATTGCGTATCGTCGTTCTTCGGTATAAATGGAACAGTTTGACCAGCATAATACGCGGCATATTTAAGAGAACCATTCATATATTGTTTATATAGTTCATTCTGAGCAAGTAGATCGACTCTAGTGTCAGCTTTGATTACATCCTCGTATTCATCGGGGGTATCTATACAAATCCGACGCGATTGAGTGACAATAGGAATTATCCAACGAAGATTCTCTTTCAATCCCTTTATTTTTTCTATAATCGGTTTCTTATCTAGCCCATCATTGGAGAACCCAGTAACATTCAAATTATCGTCAAAATTGGAGAAATCATGACGTAATTGTTTGAAACGTCCGATTAGATTATGTATATTGTCCATTACTAACTTGGTTCTCTGATTGTTTGGTATATTCGAAAGTAGTTCGTCCATCATATCATTCACTTGTAGCTCGATGCCATATCTACGCTCGCTTTCTGGAACTTCAACCACTTGCGTAATCTCGTCCAGTTCTTCACCGAACACGATCTCGTTGGCACCGACATAGAGATTTCGGAGAACATCGCGCATATCGTCGTCGGCAACGGCATCTTCCGGTATAATAATAGACAGGTCGCCGGACTCGGAAGTCTCGACGGATGCCTTCTGAGAACCTTCTTCATCTACTATTAAATCTTCGACAGGGACCATTTTCTTAGGAAGAACCGGCTTCTGTCGTATTACGAACTTTTCAATGGGTATTTCCGCAGGCAGGCCCTTATATTCAAAATCAAAATAAATCACACGCCTATCGGGGTATGTCGTAACCTCTATCATATCCTCCTCTAGATTCGTAATCTCGCCGGTAATAATAGCAGGAACATCGCCTCCGATGTGAATGTCTATCCATTTGTGCGGCAGCAATCCATTCTGACGCGCATATCCTTCCTCCTCACTGCGGTCAAGCAGCGATATGGTTATTATAGATTCGTCCGCCAAACTACCGTCTTCGCGAATATTCAGCGTAGTTTTATTTAAATTGGCGACATTATGAATAACGATTTTGGCATCATCGATATATAGTATATAATGCGTTTGTTCATGAAGCACCAAATTTGTCGGCGAATCGATGCCTATAATATCGCCTAATTTCAAATTTAGTTGTGATTCTGCCATTATACACTAATACGCTATTATTTATCTGGTTATAAGCACAAAACACAAAACACAAAAAATTGATTATAAACAACACAAACATAAAAACCAACACAACTAGCATCCCCTACTAAACCAGAAAATGTTCACCATCAACGCCAACGCCGCCACAAACAACCAGAAGGTTGTGTCGAAGGAGTATAACTCATACCAAATCCTAAATTACAACCCGGAACTCGTTTGCGACAACGATACCGAGACGGGCGCATACCGCTCCGTTGTCCTTGACAATGAGACGAAGGCCGTGCTTTGCGTAGCACCGCCTAAATCAGTGACCTTCGATCATTTCAGGGAATGCGGCTTCGTCCCTGAAATTAATGGGGTGCTCGACTGCCTGCTCAATAGGAATGAACTACAGGATTCGCACGTCAGCAGTCTAGTAATTACCGAGATGATAGAGGGAACCATGGTCAATCTCTTCTACGACGAGAGTGCCAATACTTGGGAAATCGCGTCCAAGGGCGCCATCGGCGGGAACTACTGGTATTTCAGGACCAGTTATGAGAACGTCGGACATGACCAGCAGCAACTCACGTTCCGCGATATGTTCCTGGACGCCCTCCAGGCGCCCCGCGGCACTCCGCTGAACGATGTCGCGCTGCTAAACGAGATGCCGAAGAACTACATGTATAGCTTCGTGCTCCAGCACCCGAACAATCACATTGTATTGTCGATCACCCACCCGACCTTATACTTGGTTGCCGCGTATCAGGTCGAGACGGTCGACAAGGAGACCGGCGACAATCGCGTTCGCACTGTGCCGCTAAGCGAGATCGAGCTGTATAGTTTCAACCGGAGCGTGAACAACGTCATCATGTTCCCTAGTGAAGTTCCGGCGTCGGACTTGAAGTATGACATGTTAATGGGAAACTTTCACATTTTCCCGGTTGGATATATGCTGATGGACAAGGTCAGCGGACTGCGCACGGCAATCCAGAATCCGGCATACAAAGAGGTGAAGGACTTGCGCGGGAATCACCCGAATCTCCAATACCAGTATTTCGCGCTGTTTCAGGCGGGTAAGGTTCATGAGTTCTTGGAGTATTTCCCGGCGTATAACAATCTGTTCTACAAGTTCCACATTCAGTCGATGAAGTTTATCCAGGAAGTTCACGACGCGTATGTCACGTATTATATTAAAAAGAGAGGTAAGCAGGTAAGGATCGAAAAGAGTATCTTCCACCACATATTCAAGCTACATCACGAGGTATATCTTCCGTCGATCGAATCGGGCGAGCCCACGATCGTCACTCGCAAAGTAGTTTCGGAGTATTTCAATGCGATGGAGCCCAAGGAGAAATTGTATCATGCGAACTATAAGATGAGGGAGCCGATTCACGTAGAGAATGCGTAAACAAAATAAAAATCACATAAAAATCACATAAAAATCACATAAAAATCACATAAAAATCACATAAAAATCACATAAAACTAAAAAAATATGTATGTAAATACAAATTTTTTTATACCGTCAAATCGTTATATGCGTTCGATAGCCGACACAGATTTTGTATATAAGATAGCGAGTGTGTCTTGTTCTCATCGGTCATCCCACGAATCGGACTTCTCAACGAATCCACTGCCGCTAAAATGTCACGTGAATTCGGAAAACCGGATACATCCGCTGAGTAATCTTTATTTACGAAAAACTCTAAATCCCCGGCATCAATGATAGTGGCATATGGCAGATATATATAGGAATACCAAATCTTGATAATCATCGTAACATTAAGTTTTTTCGTGTATTCCAATGAAGTCCGAGACGCTTGAATGTCGATGTTGTCCGGAAAAACCGAGATAATATCATCAATAAACTCAAACAAGTGAGTATTAAATGCGCGTAAGACTACCGTTTTGTCAGCCATTTTGTCTATAGTATCAAATGTTAATATTTCTAAATTGTTTTATCATCTACATGTTCATTTGTTTGTATTGATATAGTGGCGCCGAATTCTGCTGCGGAACATCTGTATTGCGCTGCTCTTGTATCTTACCAATTGTCATGTCACCGTCGACCTTATCCGGTCTATATGTATCCGCCGGAGTATTGATTGCCATTATTGGTTGGCTGGCCGGCACATAATTATACATCTGACGTCGCCCACCTTGCCCCTTTGCGCTTAGCTCTTCCGGTGTCATATTATAGTATGTAAAATGCTCGGATACAATATTGGAACCTCCACTGATAGAATACCCTAAAGGCTCGCCATTGCCGAAATTGGCGCTGGCCAGTTTCTCCTTCATCGCTGGTTCGAAATACCGGATTATGTCCGTTCCGAGAACCATCTTGTATTTTTGATTGACCAGCAAGAGCACCGGGACCGATTGGATATTCGGCGGCAATATTGCCTGATGGCCGTTTTCTAAATAAACTACAACTTGATTTGTATTTGGATCACGCTTGCGCTTGTCGATACAAATACAACTGAGCGAATCCGCGATTCCGCCTTTCGCCACAAATTCAATCACTTTCTTACTATGCTTACAATTGTTCGAATAATACAATATGTCCATTGACTTATAGTTTGAAAAAATATAAAATATAAGTGAAATAAACCAATCTACAGAGAATGGACGCACATTGTGTATAGCAACCTGGACTGAACATACCCAATTGCATAAATCATAGCGATCATCAGAGACTGAACATAAAAACCAGAGGATTGGCGTTTTAGGCTAATGGTCGATAAAATCACGAGAATCAGGAACACAAAGCTCGCTACAGACATGTAATAAAAAAGCTCGCAATACTGCTTTGGCAGGGGTCCGAATAGCTGGTCGTTAAGGCTAGGCATGGTTCTATAAAATACGGGTAGACTTTTTACATATCACCGAAAAGAACGTAGAAATAAATTGTGCCTAAATGTTATAGAGTAATAATGGAGGAATCCGTCATATGGGATATCATCGATAAATACTTCAAAGAGAATCCGGATAGTTTAGTTAGTCATCACATCGATTCATACAACGACTTTTTCAAGAATGGCATTTTCCAGATATTCAAAGAGAAGAACCCGGTGCGAATCAGCTCGAATTATGACGATAGGATAGGCGACTACAGGAACCAATGTCTGATGTATTTCGGCGGGAAGAACGGCGACAAAATCTATTTCGGGAAACCGATCATTTACGACGACAAAGACAACTCGCACTATATGTTCCCGAACGAGGCGCGTCTGCGTAACATGACGTATGGCATGACAATCCATTACGACATTGATGTCGAGTATATAGACGTGCTGGAAGAAGGAGAACATCCGTATATAGTCGGCGAATCTGGTGTGGTTCTCGACGAAGAGACCGAAAAACGCGAGGATTACGAAACGAAGACGGATTTCGAGAACTTCAAGGAAAAGGGAGTATTAGTCGGCGGCGCACCGAAGGCCACTTTGCCACCAAAACGTAAAAAGAACTCACGAAAGCAGTTTGCCGTGACTCCCGCAATGGCAGCGGCAATGCGCGAGGCAACGGAGAAGACGATGGTAGAACCGCATGTCCAGAAACGGATCATACCTATTAAAAACGTGTATCTCGGTAAGTTCCCCATCATGGTCCAGTCCGATTTCTGTATTCTAAAGGGGCTTTCGCCCGAGGTCAGGCACACGATGGGTGAGTGCCGCCGCGACCTAGGCGGGTATTTCATTATACAGGGTAAGGAAAAGACCATTATCTGCCAGGAGAAATTCGCCGATAATATGATGTATATCCGAAAATACGACGACGATGGCGCGAGTGAATATCTATTTTCTTGTGAAATGCGCAGTGTCAGCGAGAACGTATCGAAACCGATTCGCACACTCTCCGTGAAAATTGTGGCGCCGACTGCCTCCTATACCAATAAGAACATCGTGGTCAATATCCCGAATGTGCGCCAGCCAGTCCCTCTGTTTATCGTATTCCGCGCACTCGGTGTCGTAACGGATAAGGCGATTGTGGAAATGTGCCTGCTGGACCTGGATAAATACGAGCATATGACCGACATTTTCGCTCCGTCCGTTCATGATGCGGGCGCCATAATGACACAGCGCCAGGCGGTCGAATACATCGCGCTACTCACAAAGGGAAAACGCGTCGAGCATACTCTGGAAATTCTCGCCGACTATTTTTTGCCCCATATTGGCGAGACGAATTTCATGGAAAAGGCGTATTTCCTCGGACACATGGTCTTCCGATTACTCTCGGCACACACTGGTATAGAACAGCCGACAGACCGCGATAATTTCAAATATAAACGCATCGAGTTGGTGGGTTCTCTACTAGGAGACCTGTTCCGCGAATACTATAGCGATCAACAGAAGTTCATTCAGGTCGAATACGACAAGCGCCTGACACTGAATCGCAGTTTATATGCGAACGACCTACACTTCCTTGTCCAAACCTACCAAAGCGAACTATTCAAGGAACGTGTTCTGGAAGTGGGATTCACCAAAGCATTCAAGGGCAATTGGGGGGCGCGGCCAAATACAAAGCGCATCGGCGTCATTCAGGACTTGAACCGCCTATCGTTCAACAGCTATTTGAGCCATCTGCGTAAGACAAATTTGCCTATGGATTCGGGCGCGAAATTGGTCGGACCTCGTGTTCTCCACGGTTCCCAGTGGGGCTATATAGATCCGATCGATACACCGGATGGCGGGAATATCGGTCTCCACAAATCGCTGGCCATCTCGACGCACGTAACGCGCGACACGAAAGGTATGCGAGACCAGCTCGTTTTATGGTTACGTGAGAAGATGTCTCTGAAATTCGTGGAAGAGTGCACGCCGAGGCTTCTATCGACACTGACCAAGGTATTTGTCAATGGGTTCTGGGCTGGTTCTCTCGCTGAGCCACTGGAGTGTGTTCAGAAATTCCGATTATATCGGAGAAATTCGCTGATTCCGATTCATACGAGCATCACATTTGAAATTAAAACCAATACTATATATATTTATAGTGACGGCGGACGTCTCATCAGACCTATTTTATATAAAGACGATCTCACCAAACAGTTATCATGGGAGAACCCGAACATTACAAAGGCACTAAAATCTGGAGAATATACATGGCGCGATCTAACTACGGGGTTCAATGCGAAGCGTAAGGATGCTATAACAAACGACGCGAAAGTATTCGAACTATTCGAATTATATGAGGGAATAAACGCGGAAACGAATCCGGCAAAGTTGGATCGGTTCCTGAATAAAAAGGCGATTATCGACTATATCGACAGTAGTGAGAGCGAAGACGCACTGATCGCGATGAACCAAGAGGAATATCCTAAAAAGAAATACACGCATATGGAAATACACGAATCTCTCATATTTGGGTCGATGTGCAACCTGATTAATTTTCCCGAGAACAACCCGCCGACACGTAACTCGTTCTCATGCGGTCAGAGCAAGCAGGCGTGCTCGATGTATCATACAAATCACCGGGTGCGCATGGACAAGACGGCGGTCGTCCTGAACAATGGGCAGATACCCTTGGTGAAATCGCGATATATGGAATACATAAACGGCGAGGAAATGCCATATGGCGAGAACGCGATCGTTGCGATTATGTGTTATAGTGGATATAACATGGAAGATTCTATTTTGATCAACGAGGGCTCTCTGAAACGCGGTCTTTTCAATACGACGTACTATACCACATACGAGACACATGAGGAAATCAATAAATCGGGCGACGAAACGAGCGAGACCAAATTCGCGAATATCGAGCAAACGCCGGGCATTGTAGGCACGAAACCCGGATACGATTATAGCAAACTCGATGACTATGGACTGATTCGCGAGGGAACCGAGGTCGATGACAAGAGCGTTTTGATTGGCGCCGCCACGACGCAGGCTGGAAAAACGGTCGATGCCTCGAAAACCCCGAAGAAGGGACAGCTCGGAATCGTCGATAAGACCTTCATAACGGAAGGTGAAGAGGGAGAACGGATTGCGAAGGTCCGAATTCGCGAGATTCGAATACCGAACCAGGGCGACAAATTGGCATCACGCGCCGGTCAGAAAGGAACCGTCGGACTCGTTGTGCCCGAGTGCGACATGCCATTCACGAGTAATGGACTGCGGCCGGATATGGTCATCAACCCCCATGCGATTCCATCGCGCATGACTATCGGACAACTCATCGAGTGCGTTATGGGTAAGGCCTGTGCCATGATGGGCGGATTCGGTGACTGTACCGCGTTCGTGAATAAGGGGTCGAAAGTCGGCGTATTCGGCGAGGCCCTCGTCAATGTCGGGTTCCATTCGAGTGGTAATGAAATTCTATATAATGGTATGTCCGGAGAACAGCTAGAGAGCGAGATATTCATTGGACCGACATACTATATGCGTCTGAAACATATGACAAAAGATAAGATCAACTACCGCGCACTCGGACCGAGAACGGCGCTCACGAAGCAGCCGGTGAGTGGTCGCGCCAATGACGGTGGTCTCCGCATTGGAGAGATGGAGCGCGATTCCGTTGCGTCACACGGGATTGTGAATTTCCTGACGGAATCGATGATGGAGCGTGGTGATAAATATAAAGTCGCGGTTTGTAATACCACGGGTCTATTCGCGATATATAATCCGGCGAAGAACTTGTTCCTGAGCCCAATGGCGGACGGACCTATCAAGTTCGTCGGATCTCTCGATGGCAAGGATATGAATATAGAGAACGTTTCCAAATATGGACGTAGTTTCAGTGTTATTTCGGTGCCATACTCTTTCAAATTATTGATACAGGAACTCCAGACGATCAATGTCCAGATGCGCATCATAACCGCGGATAATATCGATCAAATCGAGAGCATGTCATTCTCGCGGAACTTGGAGAACCTGACCGGCACTATGGCGGCGAATGTGCTGAAGCATACGATTCAGACGAAATTGGATAAAAAACAGGGCGCGGACATAGAGGCTATCATGCCGAGTAGCCCCGATTTCGCGACGCCGAATTACGATACGCCGACAATCGAGTCACCTGTATATTTGCCGACTACGCCTGACACAACTCCTCCGGCGTTATCACCCGGGTATCCGCCTGTCTCGTATAACGTTGGAACGGAAGTCACATATAAAGGCGATCTACGAAAATGGACTATAATCGAAACCGGCGGCGACGATGCAGTCAAGATACAGAGCGACGACGGAACGGTAAAATTGGCAAACAAGGGTAATTTGTATGCGTTCTCGTCCCCGCCCCAATATGTCCCGAGAACCCCCGAAAATACCCCACCGGCATCATCAGTTGGTTACCCGCCCGACTCGTATAACGTAGGGACGATAGTCAAATACAAGGGCGACCTCAATAAATGGACTATAGTGGAAACGGGCGATAATATCATTAAAATCCAGAACGCGAATGGGGACACAAAACTGGCGAATAAATTCGATTTGTTTGCGTCGGAACCGACGTCGCCTAGGTATGAACCAACGTCACCCTCGTTAGAAACGGCACCTCAACCAACGTCTTCTTCTTATGACGTTGGAACGGCCGTCCAGTATAAAGGCGACGGTCTAATTTACACAATTGTAAAGGTAAGCGATACCCTATTGACGATACAAAATGAGAAGGGCGAATCCAAATTGGTAGATAGGACTGAACTCTATGCACCGCCAACACAGCAAGCTCCACTTATAGTTGGTGGCGGCGCGGCGAGTGGAACAAACATGTATTTCGCGCCATCTATAGTAATCAATGGTGGCGACGCTATGAAATCAGTTACTTCAGGTGCGGGTACAGGCGCAATCGTAGGCTCGGGTGCAGGCACGGTCGTCGTCGATCCTACGCCTAAGTCAGGCGGCGCAATAGATTTCAGTCGATTAGTAGTCAAAAAAAACGGTGCGTAAAATTGAACTATAAAAAACAAGCATAAAAGTAATAATATACGAGCATATATTATTACAATGTCAAATTCAAATCGCATCCTACGCCTTTATAAGTCTCGCAAGACCGTCTTGGAGATTCTCGAGAAGTACCAGGGTTATGATACATCCGATTATTCCGAGTTTAGTATTAACGAGATCGACACGATGTATAGCAACAATCAGCTCGATATGCTGGTAACGAATGAGAGTATGGGCACCAAAACCTACATCAAATATTTCCTGGATTCCAAGCAGATTCGCCCCCAGAATTTAGACGACATTATCGAGGACCTGTTTCTGGTGGAGAACATTTTGAAAGCGACTGATACATTGATGATCATTACCGAGGATGAGCCGAATGACACAATCGTGGCGAGGATGAAGTATTTGTATGACAAAGACGGGATTTTCGTGGTGATTCACAATATCAGTCGGCTCCAGTTCAATGTGCTGAATCATGCGCTAGTGCCGCCGATGCGCATCCTCAGCGTAGATGAACAGGGGGAAATGATGAAGAAGTTCAATATGAAGAATATCTCGCAGTTTCCCGAGATCGGGCGGTTCGACTCACAGGCTCTAGCGATGTCGATGCGTCCGGGACAGGTCGGGATGTTCGAACGGGATAGTATCACGGCACTGAAGACGGAATATTACCGCGTATGCGTATAGAAATTATGTGGGAAGAATGTATAGGTAATGGCGCAATTCAAGGAATATGTTAAAAATGATTTTTTATCTGATATTTCTAATAATTCGGGTTGTAATCCTGACGTTAATTGGGACGATTTAATAAACCAAACCTGTTTTACAGGACAGATAACAACTACGCTCGAAATTAATGGTAACACTTACACTGGCGACACTGTTAATATACGGTCACTCGCTGACGATTTTACAGGTAAAACGCCATATAGGTTTTCATATAATACAACCGAAACATCAAACCAATTGGTCATAACAAATGCCAAAATTACACTCACGTCAGCATCAACATCAGATGCAGGCGCATTTCTTGGATATTCTGGTGATATTGGTAAAACATTGGATCTTCCATATACATTCACAAATAAAGTTGTGCCTGCCACCTCCACTGGAATATCCAAATTTAAATTTGATGACGCGTATAGTATAACGGTCAATGGCGTAGTAACTGATATTAGAGCCGGTACCGGCTCTAGTGGCAACATGTATTACACGACCGCAAGTCTATCCGATTCTACGAATACCGCCTCCAGCGACCCATATACGAACATTGACGATTTGGTTCAACATCTAAATAAAAAACAGATTGGACCGAAGCTACAATCAGATATTAATAAATGCTATTATAAATTTGCGGTTGATCCTAAATCGGGTAATTTGACTGTATCTGATTTAATACTGGACATAACCAGTTCGCAAACAGTCGATAGTGGTAATGTATCTGGTAATATAACAATCGGTTCTGTAACGACGGCATACACTTATACTGGATCCGATGTAAAGGATCTTGGAAATGGATTTAGTGCGAAGAACATCGATACCAAACTTCACGTATATTGCTCTGGAATGAAATATGTATATATAGACGACAAATATCAAAAACTCCCATACACTCGACAGGATTCGATTGGGACAAGCGCTCCAACCGAGCAAGCTTGTAAAAACAATAAATACAACAAAGCACTATGCGCTAACAAAACTAGTGCCGACAAAATCATCGGCGATACGACAAGTCACAGTGGCGCGAGTCAGCGATATGCCGACGCGCAAGGGTTCTCCGATACATCGATGCTGAACATATTCAATTTAGGAATCGGTATCGTCGGCGCCGCCGTGTTTATATCCAAAACATACAAATGAACTATTTTTCTCATTTTAGATTATACGGAATGAAAAAAAATATTATTATATCTCTGGCTCTACTTTTATTGATTGTTATGATTGGTATGTGTGCTTGCTCTCGTGGGCATATGTATAGTGAAGGATTTGCTGGAACTGGAACACCCGAAACGGTACCTCTTTCTGGTACTCCATTAGATTCCTTGGCGAAAGACGCGGCAACTTTCGACAATATCAAACTATTAAGTAATACCACCGACACCTTAGTCGCAGGCAAATATGTGGCATTTATAGACGCCGCCACCGGGTCACTTAAAATCGCGAAAGTAACCAGCGCGACATCGGGGGATGTCATATGGGATTCGGCCAAATCAAACCCGTTATGGAAAGCAGCGGCCCCTATTGCCGGCGAACTAAAACTGACTAGTGGCGGGAGTTTATCTTCATATACCACACAATTAATACTGGGATCAGTTCCTATAGTTAATATAACGACTACAACGCAGGCGAACAATCTCACAATGATAGACGGAGATCTTGTTATCAAAGACGCATCCACACCCCCAAAAGTCCTCTGGAGTTTATTAGATAGCGAATTACAAACCGCCAAAGCTGCAGTAAATGCTTACGTAGGAAGCACGTCGAATATAACGAATGCGGTCGGGCGTCCGGCTTTGATTGACAAACTACAAAATCTCGATAACTACATTAAAGCCCTACCGGCTTCAACTGAGACAGACCTGGCGGTCCAGAAAACAATGGCAGAACTCCGCCGCCAAATGGACTTCGAGATTGGCGAACTCAATGGAAAGAACGGATCCAAGCTGGCAGTTAGCACAAATACATTACAATCCACCATGTATCTGAATTTAGGAATAACCGTTTTAGCGGCATCCTTATTCGTATTAATAGTTACGCGATAAAAAATGTCATTCTATAATAATAGTATGACATCAACCGCTCTCACGCCAGTTTTTATACATTATGCCGCAAATAATAAAACACCGGTGGCGGTCGGTCCAGTCGTAAGTAAATCAAAGATCTTTCAATTTTATAAGAAATGGGATCAAGCCGACACGGCGGAGCAATGTCACTCGAATGCTTTTAAAATATATGACCGTCGCCGGAGCCAGGAAGACGAACGGATGCTAACTATGCAACAAACCCTTGGTCTAGGGATACGTGTCATCAACGACAACCCGAGTCCAAAGGTTGGCGATTTCTATAATCTAGATACATCTGGCACCGATGACATTCAGGCCTCCGTCAATGTAGGGGATTCGGTTGAATTGTTCGGGTTCTTTAAACCAACTGTCAAAGGAAGATATACATTTTCGCTCGACGGCGATGGCGTAAATGCGACCAATCACCGGATGTGGATAGGGGATCACGCGTGCCATGACTACCTCGACAGCAACCAGATAAAGAACTTGCCTTCCCCCGAATTATTCCCAAACAAATACTACGCTGTTCGGTTTCAATATATGAATACAACCAATTCAACTCGACAATTTAAGATTAAAGCGCGGCGCGACGGGGCACATGTCGCCGATTCGCACTTCGTAAGCTTATTTAAAGACGGGTTACGTTTCAATCGGCGGCTATTATATTACGGGCTTGTCGCAACAAAACCCGAAACAGACAAATATTACTGTTATTTTAACAGTCCCTCAGATTATGATGAAATCAGAAAATCACTTGGCATTGATTATATAGAGCGGTCTGTCGATCTACAATCCGATGCTAATCCGCCACCAAAAACAGGACAGAAAATAGCATACGATTCGCGGCCATTTAACTTTAAAACCGACGATGATATGTATAATTACAGTATAACCAATGCCAAGTATCAAATTAAACCTAGAACGTGCCTTTATGTTCCGGAAACCGACCCGAAAAAGCTGAGTGAGAAATATCAGGTTCGGACAACAAAGGAAGTAACTAAAAAAATATTAGGAAAGAATGTAAAAGTGAATATACCGGTTCTCGAGACACGCACGCGACCTCGAAACGCACCACCAATATGTACGAGACCTATGCGTGACGTAACCACAATCGCGAAAGGATTAGCTCAACAGGGTCTTATAAAGGCAGACGCTGGAATAGCAAATTACGACACTATTTGGGGTGGGACCCTAGGTCAAGGCATAGAGACACAGACGGTTATTGATTATACCACGAGAATGAAAGACGACCTAAAACAAAACAAGACTATTCGAGTCAATGAAAAATGTCAAGTGGTGGTAAATTATGATACTAATACAACAAAGTATGGTGACGCTGTGCTTTATACCTCCACTCGCCAAAATTGTAGCGATAAGCGAATAGAATTGCACGGCAATGGAAAAGTAACTATTAATGGACCTATGTCTATATGGCTCGATATATTGTCAAGTAACCCGAATACAGACCAGTCGAGTTTAGTGTCGATTCCGTCATGGAATGGTCCGAGCGCATTGAGCGTGGGAGCAAATCTGAGCACTCTTGTATCTAACAATAAAAAATTCAAGTTACATTTAAATTCAGTTACGGGTAAGCTAAAAGGATACTATGCCATTAAAGCAACTCATAAGTCAGGTTCTGTAAAATACTCCAAACCTGAGTCGCCAAACGCATTCTTTCTATATCGACCAAACTATAGCGAACTCGGTGAAAAAAGATATTTACAACAGAGTGTCACAAAGCTAGTAGAGGTGAAAGCAACTCAATTGAATGACAGTTGGCCGATTCAACTCGGATATAAACATGTGAAAGGATATCCTTTACAACAACATTATACAGACATAAGCGGAAATTGTCAATTCATATGCAATGGATCGACCGATTGTGGTAATTACGTGGCATACGGAAGCGGCCAGTGCCTCATTGATACAACTTCAAATGTTCGTCCTGCATACACTACAACTAAGCCATCGACCGGCCCATTTACAAATAATAAACCTTCTATATATATAAAGACACCGGTTATGACTTCTCCATACAGTTTTAAACAGGAGAGTGCTGGAAATTATTCGGAATATACAGTCGTGCCTGATCCGCGACCAGCAACCGTCATAAATACAACGGCGCCGGTTCAATCAACAATTCAAACATACGCTAGTTTATCTCAACACAATAGCGCAGCTAGCGCAGTAGAGGGGTTTAGCGACATTCCGCCGAGGTTCTCGAATAAATTACCTGATGCGCCAGAAACCAGCGTAGAGGAAGGGCGTATCGAGGATTTACAGACGATTATGTTTCAGCAGAATGTTCTGTATTCGGTTAGTTCGATCGCGGCATTGTCGTTTTTAGTCGGCGCAATTGTTTTAGCGCGCAAATAGTATTTTTCTGTCATTATACTATATTATAATGTTTGAAGATGACCCGATTATTATGGCATTAACAGCTAATCAAGGCACTATATCGGATAGCGCTAATACGACTCGAAAAATTCTGAATTCCGAAACTAACCGCTTAATCGTCAAACAGGAGGCTATTCTGGAAGCTAGATTCGGTCAGAATCGCGTGATCGATTTGAATCGCGATCAAATGAAGCGAACGGCGGCTTATACGAAAGTCGGGATTCTCACGGTTGTATCTTTAGGAATCATTTTAGTGTTCCGCCTACTTGGTGATGTAATACCGGACTCCGTCATGACTCTGATCTATGTGATGCTGCTGTCGGTTTGTCTTTTCTACGGAATTTACGTGTATACAGACGTGAATGGTCGCGAGAAGACCAACTACGATCGCTATGATATTCCTCCGCCGGTCATTAACTTGAGTGACGCCGAAAAGAAGAAGCAGCTGGCGGCGGCATTAGCGGCGGGCGATTTACTTGCCGCGAACGCGCTAACCACCGGTGGGGTTTGCTCGGGCCAAGGATGCTGTGCTTATGACCAGGCGTATAGCAGCACGACGAATCAATGCGCAAAATGCCCGACGAGTGGGGATAATTTCATCAAAGCGAATAATGCGTGTGGCGCTTGCGCTGGTGAAACTCCGAACTACATTAGCGCGACACAGTCGTGTTTCAAATGTTCAACAAATGCGGATACAAGCAAGCTTGGTTACGACGATACCGCAAAGGCTTGTAAAGCAGCATAAATAAAAAATATACATTATTATCTCGAATAATAATATATGTCAGAAACAACTTCAGTAAATGCTCAAAATGTCACACTGAGTGAATTATCAAAAAATATAACCGATTCATATTCGACCGATGACCGGAAAACGATGTATCAAAACACCATATTGCGCGGCAACAATTACTATATATTCATACTATTTTGCTTCTATTATGCTCTATGCGCAATCGTCGTATTTGCCCTATATAAGTCAGCAGATTATTCGACAAAAATCAAGGTCTTGATAATACTAGCATTCCTCATATACCCATTCATAATTGGAATCATCGAATTAAAAATATATAATATATTCGCGTTCTTCAAAGCACTCGTAACCGGCGCTATCTACACGAGATCCTCCACGCCCTTCCCGAAACCACACCCTTCGCCAGTTCCTCCGTCCAGCATTGGGGCATCCGGCTAATCACCCAATTCACTAGCATCGATATCTTCCACAGTCGCGGCATCATTATCGCGTTCGTATCGGATACGCGCCCCTGTCCATGCGTTCACCTTCGTCTTGAATCGTCCCAGCTTCTTGTCCAAATACTCATGGACCTCTTTGGCACTCGGTCCGCCACGACCATAATTGCTCTGAAACCACGTATTGAAATCGTTGGTCGCCTCCGTCTTCGAAATCTGACCATTCGGGTCCATAACGACCTTATCGCGTATGTATTCCGCGATATGATCCTCACGCTCCCTATATTTCATACTCGACTCGTCCACAATCTTACACGGGTCCACGCGTCCCTGCTTATCGAGTGCGATCTCGACCAACATCGCCATGAATACCTCACGCCATTTCGGGAACTGCTCCTTCAACGTATCGTTCTTCTTGAACTGGTATGGCTTGTCCGTATCTCCCATTTCAGGTTTATCCGTGAATAGCGAGACGAAATCACATAGCGCGATCCTACGCCAGGTGCCGTGATCCTTACTCTTGACTTTCATGAAATTGTTCGAGCAAACAACGATTTTACACTGTGGCACGAACGTAATCGGGTTACAATTCAAGTTCCTTCCCTTAATCGGCTCAACGCAACTCGTCAGCTCCTTCATCGCGCCATCATTGATTGCGTCGTCCTTCGATGGCTCCTGCATAACCGCCATGCGGAGTGCCTTGAGCGCGACAATATCCGGCGACGCGGATCCCTGCTTCTGTCTCGGCTGCGAAATTAGAGTGATCGGCACAACTGCATAATAGGTCCCCAAGCATTGAGAGAATAGATCTGTCAGAACGGACTTTCCGTTCTCTCCGGCACCGATATACATGTGCATCTTCTGACTCAGATTCACGCCGATGAGAATCGACGCGAAATGTTGCCACATATAATCACGCAATTGTTTCACAGGGAATAGCTTCTCCATGAAATCCTCGATCTCGGCAATAATCGGCCCATCTCTCGTTCGGTCGAGTTTCGTATAATTGACGTTGGTGCACTTCTCCAAATAATCCTCGGCGCGCCCAGGACGGAACACCTTATTTTTGAAATCGATGACTCCATTCTTGAAACACATCAAATACGGATTACTATCTAACAGGTCCAAGAAATTCACCTCTGTATCATAGAATTGCTCACGAGCCTCTTTCAGGATATGATCCTTGTGTGTAGTTTGCGAGAGCTTCCCGACGATTTCCAGGACTTTATTGGAAAGGGCCTCCTTAACATTCGTTTGCTCTTCTGTCATCGGTTCACACATAGACTTTGTGAGTTCGTCGCATTTTAGCTTATATAAATCCCGCAGCTCCTCCGAAATATGTCTACGCAACGATGTTCCACACTCATCCTCGACCCAACGGTGTCTCGAGAATTTATACCATTTGTCCGATTTGAGGCCAGCACACGCATACTGATCTTTATACATCATATATAGGATCTTCGCAATATCAGTATCTCCACAGCCAATATTACGATCGTTTTTATTGATACCGAACAGAGACAAACTCTTGATCGACTGATTCAAGTGGAAGTCGACGCCGCTCTCATGAACACGCTTGAACTCCGTCGGTGACGATTCGCGCGCCCAATACATGATCGATCGGTTAGTTAGACCCTGGCTATTATTGGAATCGAAATTCGACCACTTCTCATATAGATCCGAAATACTACTGAACTGGAACGTCGGGGACCGGGCACTGAACGCAACCCAGGCAACAAAGAGACGGCGACTGATGTTACATAGCGCCCAGCCGACACGCATCCACTTCAGATACGATCCTTCGCCATAATAGTCAATCGTCAAAATCATAACCAGCTCATATGCCTCTCTCAACGCATAATCAGTCGGATTCAGTTTGTCGAGGAAGTTGGCGACGGCGTCGTCAATGTCGGTTTGATTTTTCGCCATAAGGATATTGGTTTGTATGGTTGATTGGTCGGTAGTAGAAACGACGCCCCCGCCCCCCAAACTCCGCGTTTTTCTCACGAGTTCCGTCGATTTGTGTTTGTCGTGAATCGCAATAAACTCGGCGCGGAAGAAGAAATGCGCATGGTCGGGATAGCGCACGGACAGCTTGGCAAAATCGCGATTCCAGTCGAACTTCTTGATATTGACAGGCTGTTCCATGAACTCGCCATCCGACGAATCATATTCGATTTCGTAGACGCGGGTCAGCACGTATTTGTCGCAATTCGGTTTTTTTGACCCATACAGCTGCCAATTCACAGACCCCGCACTGATCCCCTTGTCAAACACGTCCTCCCAATTATTGGTGAGTGGGAGGTCGCCCCACTCCTCCTCGATTTTCGCCATGACTTTCTCGCGTAGTATGAGCTGCGCCGTTCTGTCCATCTGAATGCCAATAATCATATGGATCCCGTCCTTCGTGATTTTCTTGTCGTCCAGACGATTCACGCTGGGCTTCTCGAATATATAAACCGGGAACGGAGTCTTGTCGGTAAATTGAAATATTGTTTTTAGAGCGTCTAAATACAACGCGAGCATACCGGCAATGTGTTTATCCGAATATTGTTTCGTTGTCACATCATAGTTATAGCGGAAATCATAATCGCACACAATCGGTCCGCCCGTCTCGCGCTGTTTTTCTGTTAGAAATTCGTCGTTTCCGGGCACCACAATGTCGCGATGATATAGCGACAAGAATGTCAGGTACTCCTCGTCAGGAATGAAGAATTTTCCACCAGTAATGCGCGTATTCGTCGCGGGACGGGGGTCGTCCTTTCCGATATAATGCGCGCCAATAAAGTCTTGGTAATTCTTATACGTAGTGGTCACGATTTCGTTCGACTTCTTTGGTTTACGCGCAACAATGACTTTGTCCGTCATGTCTATGTGTATATTATAAGAACATTTTAATTGGTTTTTCCCTGAATCAATTTTATACGATTATATACAATTGATTTTAAAATTGATAGATGCTGCCGCCCACGGTCACAGTATCGAGTGTCGCGCTAATTATAGGCGAATAGAATAGTGTCGCATTACTATCGGGATTCGCGACGAGCACTTTGCCTGCACCGGAAGCAGTGATGGCATTTGCTCTTGGACCGGCGGGTCCGGTGCTGCCGGTAGTCCCAGTTGCTCCCGTTGCGCTGGTCGATCCAGTGACGCCGGTGGCTCCAGTAACACCAGCAGGTCCAGTCGGTCCTGTGCACCCTGTTGCGCCGGTAGCACTCGTCGGTCCCGTAGCTCCCGTATTCGTAGCAGAACCTGGGCGTCCAGTTGGTCCCGTCATACCAGTACATCCAGTTGCTCCCGTGCGTCCGGTAGCTCCAGTTGCGCCGGTACGTCCTGTAGCTCCGGTATTCGTAGCCTCTCCGGCAACTCCGGTCGGTCCTGTCCTTCCCGTAGCACCCGTGTCTCCTGTCATACCCCTTAAACCAGTTGGTCCAGTGCGACCGGTAGCTCCAGTGCGTCCAGTCTCTCCTGTCATTCCAGTGGGTCCGGTGCGTCCGGTGGGTCCATCGCGTCCAGTGAATCCGGTGTCTCCCGTCATACCTCTAAGTCCAGTAAAACCGGTGGAACCGGTCGCTCCTGTATTCGTGGCTAATCCAGCAATACCCATTGCCCCCGTTTGTCCTCGGGAACCGGTAGCTCCAGTAGCTCCCGTCTCTCCTGTCGCTCCCGTCTCGCTGGCTGTTCCTGGGGTTCCTTGGAAACCGGTGGGGCCTTTAAGTCCAGTAGGCCCGTCGCGTCCTGTTGCTCCCGTGTTCGTAGCGATCCCAGCAATGCCGGTTGGGCCTTTTGGTCCAGTCGCTCCAGTCGCGCCCGTTTCTGTCGCCGTTCCAGGAAGACCCTGTATACCAGTGGGTCCTGTCATTCCGGTGGGTCCATCGCGTCCAGTGAATCCAGTGTTTCCGGTCCATCCCTTTTCTCCCGTAGGACCGGTTTTACCAGTTGGTCCATCGCGTCCAGTAGGTCCAGTCTCACCCCTCTCTCCAGTCGGGCCTTTCGGTCCAGTCATTCCAGTTGGACCGTCGCGTCCAGTGAATCCGGTGTCGCCGCGGTCCCCCTTCAGTCCAGTGGGTCCAGTGCGTCCGGTAGGTCCGTCGCGCCCAGTAGATCCGGTATCTCCCGTAACTCCACGAGGTCCAGTCTGTCCAGTGGGTCCGTCACGCCCGGTGGGTCCAGTCGCTCCCGTATTAGTTGCCTCTCCAGCAACTCCGGTCGGTCCGGTGCGCCCAGTTGGTCCAGTTGCTCCAGATTCTCCAGTCGGGCCTTTCGGTCCAGTCCTTCCGGTGGCTCCCGTATTTGTTGCGGAACCCGCAACTCCCGTAGGTCCGGTGAGCCCAGTTGGTCCATCGCGTCCAGTGGGTCCATCGCGTCCAGTCATGCCAGTGTCTCCGGTCCATCCCTTAAGCCCAATAGGACCGGTTGGTCCATCGCGTCCGGTCGCTCCAGTATTGGAAGCGATTCCATCAATTCCAGTCGAACCTCTGGGACCAGTAGGACCAGCCTTTCCGGTCGGGCCGGTATTTCCTGTGGCTCCCGTATTGGTTGCTTCTCCAACAAGTCCTTGTAGACCTGTTGCCCCAACACGACCAGTTGGTCCGTCGCGACCGGTTGCTCCAGTTGCGCCAGTGCGTCCAGTGCGTCCAGTAGATCCAGTGTTTCCGGTAGCTCCAGTGCGTCCTGTCGCTCCGGTCGATCCAGTCAATGATGCTTCTCCGGGATTCCCCTGGAGACCTCTCATACCGGTCGGTCCAGTTCGACCTGTAGACCCAGTGTTCGAGGCCGCTCCAGCGAGTCCGGTTGGACCAACGCGTCCGGTTGGTCCAGTCGCTCCAGTATTCGTCGCTTCTCCGGCAATCCCAGTAGGACCCCTCGGTCCGGTGCGACCAGTCGCTCCAGTCGCTCCAGTTTCAGTGGCAGTTCCAGGAATACCCTGAAGACCTCTCAGACCCGTCGGTCCAGTTCGACCCGTCGGTCCAGTAGCTCCTGTATTAGTTGCCTCTCCGGCAACTCCGGTTGGTCCAGTCCTTCCGGTTGGGCCGGTCCTTCCAGTTGCTCCAGTATTTGTAGCAAGTCCAGAGCGCCCGGTCGGTCCAGTCGCTCCGGTATTAGTTGCCGTTCCCACAGCTCCCCTCATACCAGTCGCTCCAATCGGTGCAGGCGCAAACGACATTGTCCATGAGTTCGACTGGTCATTGCTAGCAGTTCCGGTTACGCTAACCATCAGGTCTAAACCCATAGCGAATCCAAGCTCGTTCGCTGTCAGAACTCGTAGTCTACCGTAATATACTAAATCAGACGTTGTGTCTGAAAAATATACATATTGTCCTTTGCCCCAAGGATAAGTATCCAGCATGTAACCGAATGTTACACTCGCCGTTCCGGCTATCAAATTTCTGGGCGCGTCAATCGAACCGGTAAACGTTACTGGAGTCAGTCCTAGTCCGATTGGTCCAAGTTCTCCGACGGGTCCAGCTTCTCCGGTGGGACCTGTTTCTCCGCTGATACCTTGGGGTCCAGTAGGACCTGTTTCTCCAGTCGCTCCTGTATTCGATGCCTCTCCGCCCATGCCTTGGGGTCCAGTAGGACCAGTTTCTCCAGTAGGTCCGGTTTCAGACATTTGTATGTATTATATATAAAACCTACCGAAAATAAACTGACGCCGATTACACATTTGCGGGTTTCAAATCTTCAACGGGCTACATATTTCACAGAATTGATTTGTCAGTGGCGGCGGCAATCCTAGCCCGCATGCGTATTCATAGAACACCGGGTGTATATACAGTCGAACGGAATCGTCGTCTAGACGCTTACATATTTCTACTAAACTAGAGATGCGTCCCTTTGCTCCGGCATAAGATGTCGGTCTAGGTTTTTTACGAGTGGGATATCGTATGAGCCACTCCACTTGCATCGCCCGAACGTTCGTCCATGTACTGCATGTCATTACGGCGATAAATTCCCATGGTCCTATGCCCTTAGTGGCGAAAGCGCCACCCTTGATTTCGCCATTATGCTGTCGTAACCTGCGATTTAAATTTACTGTATATCCGTTATATGTTTTACCAGTTCCTTTTTGGAGTTGCTTCGATTGACCTAAAATATAACAATAATACTTGGTGTCTTTGGGTTCTTTACCTTTATTGGATTTGATTGGTGTTGGCATTGGCGTCTGTATTAATAACTCGTTGACTAACTCTGTCTCTTGCGCTAGCTCTTGCGTTAGCTCTTGTGTTAGCTCTTGTGTTAGCTCTTGTGTTAGCTCTTGTGGAACTTCGCTCTTACACGTCCTCGAATTATGCCCCATTTGTCTACATTTCGCGCAAGGCATTTAGTATAAAATTGAAATAGAATTAAACATTTATATCCATATTATAAAAGAAGTATAATGAAGTTCTGTGCGAAGTGCGACAACATGTATTACATCGGCATTGATGCCGCTGACAACAACAAGCTTACCTACTATTGTAGAAATTGCGCACATGTCGACGTCACTCTTTCGGAAGAGGGCGTCTGTGTATTGGACACTCATTTAAAGAACAAGGAGCAAAATTCGAAGCATCTTATAAATAAATATACTAAACTAGATCCGACACTCCCACGCGTAAACAACGTAAAATGCCCGAATGCTGCGTGTAAGACAAATGCGTCTTCAGATAAGGCAGAACCCGCCGAAGTAATATACATGAGGTATGACGATGTGAATTTGAAGTATATCTACATCTGTACTACATGCGATGAATCATGGCAGTCTAGCAACTAATCAGTGCCCGAATCTAATAAACGAGCGCGTAAAATTGAAAAGTATTATTTTTCTTTATGAATTTAGAAATAATACCGCCGTATAGTACAATGATTAACGACGAGGACATTAGCGACGCCGAGAGTGACGTTGAGGATAATAAAGAAAATGATAAGAAGCAGGCAAATTTGTCCGACGACGAGGATGATGACGACGACGATGATGATGATGACGATGAAGATGTTGACATGTCCGACTTCGAAGATGAAGAACCTGAATTTGCGAACGAAGAAGAGGACGGTGATACTAAATTGGCATCTGAGATATCGATGAGCGACGACGATGACGGCGACGAAGATGATTTGGATGAGAATTACCTACAAAAAATAGATTCCGATGTAAGTAAGAATATTATTCAGGAATATCATCCGGAAATATTGTCACACAACGTCGAGGAGGTGGAAACCGCGTGTACGATCGTTCGCAACGAACATGGCACAATTGTTGATCCGATGCATCGCACGCTCCCGTTTGTTACCAGATACGAGAGGGCTAGAGTCATCGGGGAGAGAGCGAAGCAAATCAACTCGGGTTCGCTGCCGTTTATTCCGATTGATGCTACTCTTATCGACGGATACCTGATTGCGCTTCAGGAATTCGAACAAAAAAAGATTCCGTTTATTATCCGCCGCCCTCTACCTAGCGGCAACTCCGAATATTGGAGATTGTCCGATCTTGATATCATTTAATTTGTGTTTCGCTATCCCTTTCTGAAATTCTTTCCACAATCCAAACACGTCACAAATATAGACTCGGGCTCATCTGCAGAACGCACTTGTAGCGTGTAGTAGGTGCATCGCCTGGACCGGCAATTCGGTTTCGGGCACGTAAATAGATCCGTCGATGCTTCTAGATTCGCATTGTATTTATTTGCGTCTACAATACTTTTCTTATTAAGTAGGTCCTTCCACCTATCCGGATTCATCTCCTGGTGAGTCATGAACACTAGCGTTTGTGGCGCGATCTCCTTCGATTTAAGATGCTGTAATAGATCGGCATTTTTAAGATTCATGTATATGGTTCTCAGACGGTCAACATAGAGTTGTGCAAATAGTTTGTTCGTCCACTTTTTGATGATCTTCTTATGGGTTGCCTCCTGTATCGAATAATTGAAGATACCCTTTTCGAGATTCAGTGCGATTACGTCATCTTCAATTAGCGCATTGAGCTTGGTGCGCACCTTGGTGCGAAATACATCGGGGTCTGAAAAGGACATCGTTTTTATTGGAATATATATAGATCTTTATATATTTCAATTTTACACGTAGGATTCCTCGGTCAGTTCCTCCGAGCAATCCACATAAGGTTCGGCGGCCTTATTTTTGATTGCCTTGGCCTTTGGTGCCGCCTTGGTTTTGATTGCCTTTGCGTTCGGCTTCTTCTTCTTCTTCTTTTTATTCGTATCGGAATCGTCGGAATCAGACGCGATCTCCTCTTCCTCTTCCTCATCCTCATCGTCTTCTGCCGACTCGCTCTCCGAATCTACTACAAATCCATCCTTTGCGTATCCCGTTGCAGTAGTCGGCAGCTCGTCGTATTCGTCATCATCGTCTTCTTCGCCCTCAGAATTGAGATCCTCGAATCCACCGAATAGATGTTCATATACGCGATTCCAATCGACTAGAGACAAATCGCCGCCCTGGTTCGTCAAAACGCACTTTCCGAAATACAGGGCACTATCTACCGGCGGTGGGAAATCATATTTGTTCTCTTGACCGGCCTTGCCCTCGGTTTTACTATATAGCGCAATAACAAATATATCGGTTCCTATGGTCACGTTCCATGTCGCCCGCTGCGAAAACCCGGCAGAACTCTTCAGCTTGATAGCTTTGTAAAGCCCCGCTTCCGTTACATCACGACAATTCAATTCCTTTAGTGAACCATTCGTTTCTACGATAACAATCTTTGGCATTATACCATATCCAGTATTTTCATTTTATATCGGTTCATAAATATATTATTCGGATAAACATACGAAGAGATATGTTCATGAAAATGTATATGCTATACACAATTTTATTTTCATTGCTGATCATTATAGTTTGTCATGTTCTATATACGCATCTGAGAGAATATTTGACACCGCTTAAAATCAAGGACGAATACGCATTCCATAATGACAAGGTACACGAGCTGATTGATCTACTAAAAAAGGACACCGTCGACTTTTCGGCAATGGAGGGGGAGCTGGCGGATTTAATACATAGCGAAACTGACATAAAAACAAACGGCGATTCCTATTTAGATGCTTCAAATACCGCCGTTTGAATTTTCTTATGAGACTGTCTCGCATAAGAATGTTCCTGAATCGTATAATCTAGCGTTGGCAATTCCGAGTGGAAAGAAATGTTGTGTTTGGTTTTCATTCGATCATATGGGCGATCATATGTATTTGTTGGACCTGAATAAGGATAAGAAGATTGTGAAGACGACGCCGATCGAATCGTCATTTGACGTGGCTCTCGCGTATGGCACCCTTTTGTATGGGGCAATGATTCCCGAGACCAACGCGTTTATTATAGAAGACGTGTTCATTTATAAGGGCTCACCTATGAAGACATTGGCTGTGTGCCAACGATTATACTACATTCACGACTTCTTGGAGAATCACATGCCGAAATCCGAGGTAATTACGTTTTCGATGCCGGCGTTCTGGTTCGGCACGGATCCGGAATTGGAAATCCCATATGCCGTTCATCATATCCAGTATAGATCGCTCACTGCGATTGTTCCTTATCTGAATGTGCCTGTGAATAAAAAACCAGTTATCGACAAAAACGTCACGCCAACATTTGTCCAGCAGTCCACGGTGCGCCCCGACTTTAACAAGGTTCAATACAAATCGGCAACGGTTTTTCAAGTTACCGCCGATACGCGATATGATATTTACAACTTGTTTGCGCATGGTGATGTTTTCTATAACGTTGCTCATGTCCCGGGATACAAAACGAGCGTGATGATGAATCACATATTTAGGAAAATCCGCGAGAACGAGAACCTTGATTTTATCGAAGAGAGTGATGACGAAACCGATTTCGAGAATACGGATTGTGATAGGTATGTCGATTTGAATAAGAAAGTTTTAATGGAATGCGTTTTTAGTAACAAGTTCAAGCGTTGGATTCCGGTGCGATTCGCGAGCCCCGGATCCCGGATTGTGAATATTAGCCAATTGTGCTTTCGATGAATTATTATATCGTCATATATAATAATGCCTATGCATAGGAAGTCTAAGTCGAGTAGGGGTGCGGTCGGGACCGCGAGGAGTCGGAGGAGGAGGATTGCAAATATGCAGCCGACAAATTTATTCACTAGCCCTTCAGCGAAATTCGGGACGACGCCGACAGGATCACCGCAGCAGGATATCGGATTTTCAATTCCGCCACCGCCGCCGACAAATTTATTCACTGGCCCTGAAGCGAAATTCGGGAAGACGCCGACAGGATCACCGCAGCAGGATATCGGATTTTCAATTCCGCCACCGACGGGCTGGACGCCTGATCAATTGGCTCGTGATAAGCAGGGGAGAGTGGCATGGGGGCTGGAGAGGCAGAATCCTTGTTCCATGAAACTCGAGTATTTGCTGAATGAGTGGAAGGATCGTTTGCAGCAGAACGGCGCACTGAACGCAATAGACAACCCTGAGGGATTCAGACAGCGATTTATAGACTCTATCCCCGATCTGTTAATCTGGGGTTTAGAGATGAGCCCAGAAGAGCTAAAGGCTCTCGGTTTTAAAGATCCCGAACACTATATCGGCAAAGCAATCGGTACCCTGGGGGTCAGTAATCCGTGGGAACTCGTTTTGCCATGGGAGCTACGTAGTAATGGTCCGAACGGTAAATTTTAATTTTGTAAATGGCTTAGACATTATATCATATATATAATACTTAAATGGTACAGATCGGAATATTGGTCCCATGCACGTCACGTGGGCGCGACACGTGGGCCTCTATTTGCGATTCATACTTTTACAATCTTACTATGAAACACCTACTTCTAACGCAAGATAAAGAGCATCAATATACGTTTTACATTGGTTACGACAAGGACGACCGAATTTTTGGCGAGAGAGAACAACATGCGGCGCTAGCCAGATATGGCACCGTATTCAAAAACATATCATTTGTCTTCATTCATTTCGATAATATTGCGAGAGGGCACCTGACTAAGATGTGGAATGTTCTCTTTCAGCGGGCATATGATGAAGGGTGCGATTACTTCTATCAGTGTGGCGACGATATTGCGTTCCAAACGAATGGTTGGGTGAATGATTGTATTAAGGTTCTCCGAGAACACGGCGATGTCGGTCTCGCCGGACCCATCAATAACAACTTTCGTATTCTCACACAGGCGTTTGTGTCTAGGAAACACATGGAGATTTTCGGTTGGTTTTTTCCAGAGGAAATCATCAATTGGTGCTGTGACGATTGGTATAATTTGGTATATTCGCCGGACCATTTTTTTCCACTTCGCAATCACTACTGCTCGAATAACGGCGGAGATCCGCGATACACCATAAATAATAGCAGTGCATTCGCGAATAATCTCGCGATCAATACGCAAAAACTCCGAATGGATACTGCATTGTTGGCTGAAAAACACAAGGTCTTGTTACGTGACTATATTACTAGGAAGTGACGGGTTTTTATTCGTTTATTCTTATACAAAAATATAAGAATAAACCCAGCTCAACTCAACTCAACTATACAGGATATTTGCGATCACATTGGTCCAAGCATTTGTGCTATGGACATTGCGCTGATACCATTCATAACACGCCGCCGACATTTCGTTCCATTTTTCTTCCGTTATACCGTCAACATTTCGACGAATATCCTCTGGTGAGGATACTTTAATAAAATGAATGTTCTCGATCAATGGTTCCATATAAGAATCGGTTGTCACGCCATCCACAACAATCGGCACCGTCCCGAACGCCATGAGCTCCACTTCCCTGTGACATTTACTTCCATATCCGCGGAGACATAGACCATACTTCGCACTCCGTAGTTTCATCAGATATTCTTCATGCGAGAATAAATGTTGGGTTCCCGCGGTACAATGGTATTCGTCTATAGCGCCGCTCCAATCAACATCCGTATTACGGAATCGCGCCTGAACACTATTCTCGAAATTGCCTATAAAAATAGTGCCAGTATTCCGGAGATTTTGCGGTAACGTGCCATGAATCCTCAGCAATTTTTCCAGAAGCATCGGTTTCCTCGGCCAGAAGATCCACGGCTTTATATGCGCACTTGTCATTTGTTTCAACTGTTCTCCTTCTACTTTCACGTCGCCATTCCCAAGAAGAATCAGCGACGCCCCGCGAATCTCGTCATTACACCACTCGAGTGTCGGGCGATCATACGTCAGTAAGTTCGGCTCGATCCAACAGTGTATGGTCTTGTCGGAGAACCTGACATCCACGTCTCTGTTCTTAACCTTAAATAAAATAGGTAGTTCTCGATAACTATCATTATTATGACGCCCCATGCCTTGGATGGGCTGTTTCGGAATAGTCAGGACCCAGGCACCGTTGATAACTCTATAGACGATTGCGAGTATCTTATACAGGTTCGCTTTTCGTAAGTGTCCGATTATAAAGTCATTGAATTCGGCGAATCGCTTATCATGGAAATGCGTGTGTATGAATTTTAGTGGGGCACCTTTATAATATAGTTTGTCGTTTGCTTTGGAAGTTATGAGCGGAGTTATATCCATCGAAGACAAGTACATTCTCCAACACTGTAGATTATAGTTCTCACCAAATTCGAACCAGTTGTATTTCTCGGTAAGTTGTGTCATATTGATCTGCTCTGGACAACTATGCGAATGATTAATAGATTCTAACCACGACTTGGTGACTGACTTCGTGTTCGTCCATAACATGCCCGCATTATAAAATCCCGTTTTATCAATATATTCGCGCTTTATAAACTGTGGTGACAAGCCGACTTCTCTACTCGAATCGATGTCGTCGATCACATCTGTTATAATAATATCACTATCCAATAACAGAGTATCGGCATTTTCGGATAGCGCATAATCCATTGCCTTCATTTTATAAGACAAGAATTCCCCGAATAATCCGGTCTTTTCCATTTCTTGGCGATTCATCCCGTCATACTTATCCAGCTCCACATAGCATGTGAGCTTTAGCCGTAGCGGCGGCGTGATATCGGCGAGCATTTGTTTGGTTTTCGTGTCGCAAATCACGTATACGCTAGCACCACTATGGAATATAGATAGCGACAACAGCAAACCTACCAATTCGTTTGCGCAATTAGATGTACATAACGTCGAAAAACTACTGGGTTTCACCATTTACAATAATAGAGATGTCGTCATTTTTCTACATGGTTTTCACTAGAATTTATCGGCGATTTGTCCATTGAATCGGACCCTCGAAAAGTTAAATGGAACTCGGATCGTGTTTATTCGGTTGTTTTTCATTGTTCTCCCGATTATCGTCTCCGAATGTAGAGGTTCCTTTTTGCTAATTTCGAGTAAGTTGTCGAATATTCGACCGTATATCTTATATGTTTTTTTATTTGCTATGCAGAACCGGTCGTTAAACTTGAAAGGACCAAATAAACAGAAATTAGGGATTACTACGGAATTGTCGTTTGCTAATTTAAAAAATCCTACATCGAAATCGTTTAAATATAAACAGTCTGGACGAACAAATAGTATATAATCATATTCGCATTGTGCGTTCTCAATCATGTTTGTTATTCGCATCTTGGAGAACATAGCCAATATAAAGTTATCTACCGAATTATAACCGCTATTCCATGGATCTTCATGTGTTCTATATGTCGGAAGACTTAACCTGGCTTTTATTTGATTCTGATTGTCGATCTCTGTAAAATCCGCATTTAATAGTTTATATTCTTCATTGTCGATATCTTCGTCCCGTATAACTTCGCCCGTTCTTATATTTTTATAATCGGTCACGTGATATGTATGGACAAATACGTCATATGTAATGTCGTTTTTCTTCAATATATCGAATATTCGCTTATTTATAGACTCGATTGTATATTTTAAACTTCTTGTTATGCCAAAAAACCCTACTGCTACTTTCATTATACGTGTAAAACGCCTGGTTTCTATATAATTTCCAACCGAAAAATTATATGGATAATGCCTAGTGTTCTATAAGATGACGAATCTTGTGGACTTGTGATTCCCACCAATCGTAATTGTATTTTTGTATTGCGATTAACATAAGGAAATTGGTTTTTATCATGTGCTTACATGCGTTCGCCGCGTCTGTCCAATTGTCCGCGTATATAAAAGACGGCATTTGTCCGTCATACTGGAATGTCGTGTTTATTTCGTTTATATTACTTACGATCACCGGTATTGCGCCGCTGACGATTGCTTCATAAAAACGGAAACAGTCCAGGGATTGATGTCCTCTTCCAATCGGCACAAATATGGAATCGCTGTATACCTCGTTCGTCGCCGCTGGTGAGTATTGTAATGTGGGAAGATCCCATCCGTTATGCGTTGAACGGAAGAATAGTTCCTCTTTCATGAAACCCCGTTCAAATGCTTCTAACATCTCGAACCTATCCGATTTCAGTTCTCCAATAAACGCCGCTTTATACATACGCTCTACCAGTGGTTTGATGGTTGTCGAACGGTTATATCCGGTTGCGTAACCCAGCGGCATTTGGATGCTATTCGGTGGATATACATAGTGGGCATGATTATATTGACGGAACACGTATTTCGCGCAACCGAATATATAGAGCCAATCCCCGTGGTCGCCGCGTTCGTCCGATAGATGGAATACGATATATGGATTCTGTTCGCTGACCAACTGCTTGACAATCTCTATGGGTGTTGCGTGATTGATGACCATCACGTTTTTTCCAGTTAGGTCGATTCCTGACAAGAGTTCGTTATTTATATAATCGCGTTCCCATTTGGAATGCTCTGAAAAAAAAATGGTCATCCGATAGACTACTGTGTGGGGTTTTTTTAGGTTTGTTTATTGCGAATGTCATTAAATGTATATATACTACAATGACGACAAAACGGAGAACATTGAAAGGCGGTGCCACCTAACTATTTTTATTGAGAATCGTTATAATATTCGAGTAAGTTTGGGTTGTCTGTGCGAAGAATATCATATTTGCGCGTTTGGCGGTTGTATTCGATAATATAATAGTAGCGGCACTGGATCTGGTATAACATCTTTGGTTTGTTTGTTTTGGTGTCTTCTATAAAAAAACATGTATTACGTATCAATTTTTATGGATTCAAAACACGAACTCATTCCGATGCGGGGATCGTCCGTTTATCGCCACTACTCGTCACCGCAATCTCGCGAATTTGTTTCGCCGACGCCTCCCGCCACGTTTTGGACGCGTCCATATATTTTATAGTTCGAATCATACCGTCGAATTTATTCAGGATCATATCTGCGCATGACACGCATATTTTACTATTGCCGCACACGCCGTTATGATTGAATCTCAATGATACAAGCGTTTTCTGACCACGGCTCCTGTTTTTTGGTATCTTTGTATAATTGCGTAGCAGTTCTTGTTCGGCGTGAATCGTGTATCTCGATTTCCCATGTGGCATAGTCTTGGAACATACGTGTTTATTTATGCCATACGCGAGAACTTCGCCTGTTTTATCGGAGATTAGGAGCGCTGCGTGTATTCCGAACGGATCCTTATATTTCAAGGCGCATGGCAACTGGATACCCAGTTCATCTTCGATTTCTTCATACATATTTGTTTGGTTGACATTTGTTTGTGTTTATTCATTCAATTTTACAGTAAAAATTGAAATATATACTTACAATATAACAACCCGCACCAACACAAATACAAACAACATGAAAGAAAGCATCATTTGTTTCGACAACGTAGTAGATGAAGTTACCTACTATATAGGGACTAGCGCTACCGATAATTTCGCAGTGATCGACAAAGGCAAGCCCGACGACTACTGGTTTCACGCCAGCGACTGCTCGTCATGCCACGTAGTCGTAAATGTTCCAGAGCACGCCGATAAGCGCGAACTGAAAACAATCATTAAGAAAGGTGCGCTCCTGTGTAAGCAAAATACGAGCAAGCTCACAAAACTCCAAAGCGTAAACGTCGTATACACCAAAGTCAAATATATTACAAAAACCGATGTAAGTGGGTGTGTAACCATGACGCACGAGAAAACCATTGCCTGCTAATAACTTTACAAAAATTGATTCGTTTAAAACATTTTTTTATACGAAGCAAATCACAACACAACATGCCGAGTCTCCAGATTTTCATCTATGAACTAAAGGGGTTTTCCCTTACGTCTAATAATTTCCCGTTCATCCAGTTCGAAACAACTGCAGACCTATACGCGTTTGTCAAGAAACTCGTCTCGACACAAAGGACGCATAATATTCCCGGCGGGTATTTCGTGCTGAATAACCCGCAGCTACTACCGGATGCTGTCCGTAAGCGTCACATGTATCCAGCGCCCGACCGCCCGAAGAATCGCATCGACTATAATTCGGACTCGGATTCGGGCTCCGACGACGAGTATGTGCCCTTGATGGTGGATGGATGTTTCTCGATCAAGGACAACCTTCATGTTCTCAAACAGGCAGTTATAGAAAATAATAGTTTAGAGTCATATGGGTTCAAGGACTATGTCGACGCTATGTCTTGCGGCGAAGCCGCGGATAAACGCGAAGCGTTTAAGCACATTGAAAGAACTACGTAGTAATGGGAGGCGACCATAACAGGCGACAGTCCCATTACTACGTAGTATCTTCAATGGTGTAAAATTGAATATATAAACAGATTTTACCTATTTTTTACAAACCTAATATGGATGCTCTTTCGCAACTATTCACGCACAATTGTAAGCAAATAAAAGAAGAAAGGGGATGGACCTCTGTAAGTAGAATTGTAGGAGAGGCGGCCGAAGATTGCGTAGTTACGCTGCCATGCCCAATTTGTAACGAGAAAGCGCTGATCAAATATACAGCAAATGAGAAATCAAAGGATGTAAAATGTCAACAATGTACTAGCCAAATCCAGATTAAAGCAACTAAGCATACCAAAAAAAAATATTCGTCACTAAAACTCTTGGGCGCGGAGTATAAAACCACTTGTTCGTCTATCAAAGAGAATACGGTTCATTATATTGTAGTTTTGTATTCATCTGTCGGTGATATATACACCATTAATGATGTGTTATTTATAGACAGTGTCGATATCAATGAAAATTGCGTCGTCCCTCGGAATCCATTATCCTCTACGGCGAGACGTGCTGGATGGCAGGGATGTATGCTTGTATTTAACCGATTCAGATCAATCATTTGAACGCCGTTGAATCACCGGATAATATTGGTCCATCACCGAAAGAATACAGAAATCGTCGTATGTCTTATTCGCATATATATAACATTTTTTTTTTGCTTTTGCAATGCTATACGGGAAATCGGGATTTGGTAGTAATTGCCTATATAGTAATCCTGGCTTCGAAATCGCGGCATCTACGAGAACTTCTACGGAATATTCGCTCACGTCGCATGGAATCTGGTATGTCGAAACCGTCGGGCGCGGCGCCGTGGTTGAGACAATACTGAGACTCATATATCGCATGTCATATGCCTCGTTAATATACGGGTGTCCCGAGAACCCGAGCGAACACATTAGCACAGGTACCTTGATGGTTATTTTATATAGGACACCCGGATCGATACACGCAATCATATAGTTGGCATCGGCATTCGCAAGAGAACCTGCCGGAACGTTCATAAACAAGAATACATTATTTTTTATACATACTGTGTTCGTGGTCGGGTATATGTGTCGGGTTATATTACTGTAAATATTGGATTGTTGTGAGTAGTCTATATTACATAACGGAATGCGATTGTTGCCCAGGTATGTGGTGGGCGGTGGTCCGGCCCAGTAATACACGTTTGGGTGGGTTGCATCCACAAGTGGGAGGCGAGAACCATAGATCCGAAACAGCACAAAATACGATGAATTTGTATCTAATTCTAATGTTAATTTGTATCCGGTTCTCGGCCGTGTCAGTTCATCCAACGATAGGATGGTCTCATCATTGAAGTGATAAATCGAATTTACTAGGTCCGATGAATCGTAAACTTGAATGGAAAAATAATCAGCGATTGGATGTCCGTGCTCGTTTTCTATATGAACCGTGCCAATCCCTTGCTGGATTATCATTCCGTAATATACGGCATTTTTGTCGGGATATACCACGTTAAAATGATTGTTATCCGCGTCGAATCGGTAGTTCCAGCTACAGGCCGCGATAACCCCTAGTAACAATAGAACAAACATCCGTATCATCTATGTTATTGTGCTTTTATGTTAGTTATTGTATCTCGTTTTACGCTCATCTTGTATAAATAACAAATATACGAATAAATAGTTGGAAAAACACTCGATTTTTCAATATATGGAATATCATTTTTCTCGCAATACGCACGAACGACGGCTTGGATTTTCCGTAATGAACTATGAGGAATATTTGGAAATAAATGATGTTCTATTTGAATATCCAAACCAAAACATAAAAATCTCGTAATTAAGTCGTCTGTCGTATAATTCATACTACTTGAAACCTGGTTATACAAGAAATCGTTTTTCCTCTCGTTGTTAAGCTGGATACATTCGTGTTGAATGTGTGATAATTGAGCTATACACCCCTGAAGATTTAAAATGGGACGATTTATCGCCGTCAAAATTAAAAAATCAAGTGTGTAAATCAATAAGTTGTGCTTCCACAAATGTGGTCTTAACAACGATTGTCTTACTTTTTCCT